TTACCGACTGCGGCCTGAGTTTTTTAAGTGACGTAAAATCGTGTTGAGGCCAACGCCCATAATGCGGGCTGTTGCCCGGCATCCAACGCCATTCATGGCCATATCAATGATTTTCTGGTGCGTACCGGGTTGAGAAGCGGTGTAAGTGAACTGCAGTTGCCATGTTTTACGGCAGTGAGAGCAGAGATAGCGCTGATGTCCGGCGGTGCTTTTGCCGTTACGCACCACCCCGTCAGTAGCTGAACAGGAGGGACAGCTGATAGAAACAGAAGCCACTGGAGCACCTCAAAAACACCATCATACACTAAATCAGTAAGTTGGCAGCATCACCCACTAACATAACCATGTCAATTACTCCTCCCTATGAAAAAAATGAGTTGAAAAATTGAATATTCACGACTTAAAAAGCTAGCCTATTTAACACCATAATTTCATTAATTCAACCATGAGCGCGCGCTCGTATCCCCGCCACGCCTGCCCGCTTTATGTAGTGGTTTTCATGCAGGAGCATGATCTACGCAAAAGCCCGCCAGTTCTGGCGGGCCTTAGCAAAAACGATCCTCAAACGATCATGCAATCTCATGCAGCATAGACATGCACAGACGAGTAAAGCGAATCGGACTTTACGCAAGGTGAACTCCTCAGCGGGCATAATCAGTATGTCGGAAGATCTCTAAAAATAAATAATTCGGTTAACAGGTATGCTTACAAAAGCATATATTTGATTAAAAATCATGTAAGGGGGAGGATCTCAAACTGAATCGCCACGGGTTTTACAAATTTCGATAGTCTCTCTAACGTTTCGGCTGAGGTCAAAATGAAAAGCTTTTACGTATTAATTTTAATTCTGGTTGCAAGCTTTGTTAGCGTCCCTGTTCAGGCGGTAACAGCTAAAAACTATGAGAAAGGAACTAAAGCTCAACAGAAATCAATATCTTACCTTTCATGTGCATTCTATGGCAGTAGCACACAATTAGATCCTAGCTACACGGAGCAAGTACCTACAGCCGATATCAAGATATTACAGAAAGCAGCTTACCACGCTTACAACGATGCGCTCTCATACTTTGGCTATGAGGAACCAGATCACGAACAACGCATAATTGATTATGCTGAATTTGTGGCGTCGCAAGAAGCTGTGTTATGGGATAAGCCGGGAATGAATGGAAAGCAGGTAACACTAATTGCTCGTTCTCTCTACAATGAGAGTAACTGTAACTTGTTACTGGACTCAATTAAGTAGGAAAAAGATGGTATTTTGCCCGTAGTTTCAACCTTAATCTCCGAACCTGTCGCAGAACGGGCGTTCACTCATCAAATAAACGCCACACCTAACGCCTCACTGTACTCGTTGTTCAACCTTGCTGACGCCAGAACCAAGTTCAGACGCCAGCAACTTTTCTTAATGCAGCCAGCTGTCGTCTTCCCACACCTTCTGCATAATCTTCATCACTTGTTTTCTTTCTTCGTCCAGTTGCAGTCCGGTCAGTTCCACACCGTTAGAGCTACCTTTGCGGATGCGAATTACCGTTTTGGGATACAGGGGGCGCAGATTGCGGTAAAGCTCGGATTCAAGGGCGTCCAGGGTAGACTGGCTAATCTTCTGCTCTTTATCGATCATTATTTCAATGCGCATAAAGGTCACCTCAGCTGATGACATCCATTGAGCGGTTGTATTCGTGGGTTCTGATTTTTGCCATGAGTTCATCTGTCAGTTCAGAAACCCACTGCAAAGCCAGCCCCTTCTCTTCATCACTACACTCACTAGCCGCTACAAGCTTAAGAAAAAAATCAATGCGCTGGAGCTTCAAAGACTCCAAAAAATAGTCCTGCATCTTTCCTCCTATGACACCACAAGCAATACTGTATGCATAACCACTGTTTATATTTACAGTATATAATAATCTTACTGATGTAAAACGTTTTTTTACGTTCATTAGCCTGATATGCCTGGTATTATTAAGAGCACGAATTGTTAACCCGCGTAATTAATACAGGTTTCGCCACTTATCATCTTCCTGCAAACGCTGGTTCCGATAGAAGATACGCAGGCCTGCTCCTGACGGAATACTGCCGCCGCGAAGGAGTAAATCGACCTCTTTCTCGCTGCCATTAAATCCTCTGGACTTCAGTTCATAGACGAGCTGCTGTCGCTGATGGTCTGTAATTCGCTGTTTGTAGTCTTTACGCCGTTTCGGTTTCACCAGGCGTAACCTTGCAGCCAGTTCCCGGCGCTCTTTTTTGCTCATACTGTGCAGGTAATCGTGCAACTCCTTGTCATCCATGCGGGTAATGTCCGTCCTGGTATCCCCATCAGCTGATTTGTCTTTCCCTTGTTGGTTCAAATTTTCAGCAAGGGGACAGTTATTGCCACGAGTCCAAGGGGCGCAAGCGCCCTGGTCGGCTGCCGCCTCCTGAACGTCAACGGCTTTACGAACCATTTTCCACTTCACTGCATGAGTGCAGATCTTGCCCTCTGCAATGGGTGACCAGATGCCATAAATACGAATGCCGTGATCGCCATAGGCGGTCGGCTCTTCGTTGATTTCATAAGCGGTTCTGATGAGGTGATATTTACGGGGAACCAGTACGCCGCCCTGCTTCATGATGTAGGTGGCAAAACAACCAGCATCAGCAGCAGCCAGAATGGCATCAAGACGCGGGTTATCCAGTACCGGCGCACCTACTTTTTTGTCACCCTGTTGCCTTGCCGCCTGACCAGCCAGCAAGCGAAGTTCACGGTAAGCCTGACGCCCCGGAATACCAAAGAAGCGGAATTGCTGAACACGATGCAGAGACGCCCAGGCATTCACGTATTCAGCGTTATCACGCAGAGATTTACCCGTTTCCTTGCTGATCTCGCCAGCCAGACCACGACCGTCAATGTTCTTACTGATATATTTCGCGATGTAGCTTGTCGGCGTTCCTTTGCGCGGGTTAATCAACTCAGACTTAAAGCGCGGCCCAGTGTTATTGCCCAGCTCCTCGCGGTCTTCACGGGTGGCAAACTTACGCAGTAATGCAGTGATGGCACGGCGGTCTTTTTTGCGCATGAAACACAACAGGTGCCAGTGAACTGTGCCGTCATGATGCGGCTCAGCCACCCGCACGCCATACCAGCGCAACCCGGCTTTGTGCATCGCCTTACGAAATGCAGCAAACATGCCGACCAGATAATCGCTGCTTTGTCTTACCGTCGCGTTTGTCCAGGTCGGGTTTGGTCTGCCGTTATTTAGCGTGGAATGGAAACGCGACGGACAGGTGATAGTGTAGAAAACGGCGCAGTCACCGCGCATTTCCGCGATAAGCTCCAGACCTTTAACACAGGCCATCATCTCATTGCGGCGATGCACAGGGTTGCTGCTGCTGGCGTTTACCACATCCTCCATGTCCAGCGTGTCGCCGTCTTCGTTCACCAGTTCATGAGAACGGAAAAACTCCAGCGACTTACGGCGCTGCTCACGTTTATGCATCACGGCTTCATAGCTGACATAAGGAGATGCTTTTTTGCTGACCAGGCAAACAGCGCGCAACTGCTCTTCCCGCCATTCGCAACGCATCTTCCATAATTTCCGATACCACCAGTCGCCGCACAACATACGCGCCAGCGAACCCGGAATGAGTTCATAGGGCACGGGTTTACGGCGGTTTCTTTTCCGACGGAGTTGCTCAAACGCAGGTGGGATGACATCCAGACGCAGGGTTTCCGCCGCCACCTTTTCCCATGTCTTGCGGATTTCTTCTGGCTTAACGTCATCGGTGGCATACAAATCGCCACAAGCTGCATCAAGGCACATGCTCATATGCGCAGCTACCAGGGTGGACAGGCGTTTCACATGATCCTGACTCATTTCAGGCAGGATCAGCAGGCCGTCCAGCCCTTCATGGCTTGCCATAAAGCGAAAAGAAGTGGATAGCTGACTCTCGCGTACATGCTCCAGTCGTTCCAGACATGGCTTAATCGTCTCACGCAAATAGCGGGAATAAGCCTTTGGCCTGCCCAGGCTGCTGAAGTATTCAATACGTTGCATCAGCGGCTTGCTGATATGGGAAGGCTGGGCGTTGACGTCCGCCAGAATGACCATATCCGGATTAAAACGCTGCTGCTCATGCGCCAGCTTTGCCCGGCTAATGAGCTTATCCTGCTCCATTTCGCGCTGGACAGGATCACGGGATTCATTAAAGAAATAACGCTCCCAGACCTGATCACTGAGTGCCTCGCGGCGCAGTTGTTCCTGCTCGTTATCGGCAGCGTACAGAGTGATCAGGTTTGAAAGCGCAGAAACCGGCGCAACTTCTGCCGGATCCAGATAAGGGTTAATAGCCTTTTTCGGGCTGTCCCATGAGAATGCTGCGGCGGCCTCGTTAAAGCCGCTGCAGTTGTTCATATCAGCATGGCTCATGCACGCACTCCGTACACGGCAGAACTATCCACGCCACGCGAAGGATCAAATCCCACCCAGCAGCGCGCCCCAGAAACAGCGATGATTTCTGTTGCAGATTTACTCTCACCAGCTGCTACGCCGATGCTGCGTTTTGCCTTGATGTAGTGGTGAGTAAAATTGCGATACAGCGAACGGATCAGGGATGTGTCACTGTTAGAAACAATGACCGGATGTCCTTCTGATGACCGATGTTCAAGAACGGATGCCAGGTGATACTGGTCATCTTCAGTGAAGCCGTCAGTGTGATAACCGGAAAACGTGCCGTCATACGGCGGATCGCAATACACCACATCCCCCGCCTTCAACATCGCCAGCGTTTCATCAAAGCTGGCGCAGATAAACGTTGCCCGCTGGGCTTTCTCTGCAAATGCGCGAATTTCTTTTTCAGGGAAATACGGATTTTTATAATTACCGTAGGGAATGTTGAAATACCCGCTCTTGTTATAGCGACATAACCCACGGTAACCATGACGATTGAGATACAGAAAATATACCGCTTTCATGAAATCAGTAATTTCAGTGGAGTAATTAAACTCCTGCCTTATGTTGTAATAAGCCACCTCCCTGTTTGCTTCCTCAAATAAAGCTCTGGCACGAGATATAAATGCCTCACAATCAGCAGCAACCTTTTTATAGAGGTTGATTAAATCAGGATTAATATCCGCAACAAGATAGCTGGGGTAATCCGTCTCCATCATCACAGCACAGGAACCCGCGAAAGGTTCAACCAGTCGCGGGCCAGCAGGAAGGTGTTTTTTCAGTTCGGACATAATGGCGGTTTTATTTCCCGCCCATTTCAGGATGGTGCTCATACAGCACCTACGTTGTAATGTTTGCCTTTCAGCTCTGCAATTTCCTGGCAGGTAATGCAAAGCTGCACACCCGGAATGGCACGGCGGCGTGCTGGCGGAATTGGCGCTTCACACTCAATGCAAAGCACGCGAGACACGCCCGGTGTTTTGGCACGGGCAGCACGGATATGGCGCTGGCGTTCTTCTTCAACGCGCTGCTGTACGAGATCCATTGCATCAGCCATTAGTGGATCTCCTGCGCTTCGTTCTGGATTGCTTCAGCAGTCACACGCAGCAGTTCTGCCGCTTCCACGTGGTTTAGCTGACGGGATGAGATATGACACGCCAGGCTATCAAGGCGAGCTGCCATTGCTTCAGCCCTTGCCCGGCGTTCTTCCAGACGAGCCTCTGTCAGTAAAATATTAAGCCCTGCATCATCCGGTCCGGTTTTAGTCGTGAGGATTTCAATATTACGCATAATCAATTCTCCTGAATTTAGATAAAGGGATGCTCGGCGGGTTTACGCCATTAATTTCATTAGTTGGTTAATTCGGCATGGTTAGCCGTCTGGGAAATAAGCTCACCACTGCACGAAAATGATTCATTGCTTTAATCAACTCCCGCTTTTCGTCAGTGGTCAGCTCATTGATGCTGATGCTATGACGTTCAGCCGGAATTTTTGCCATAAAGAATATGGCTGCCAGTGCTCGTTTATTTTGTTCGTTATTGATATCCCGTGGATCACGCATGTCTTTAATAAACCGCTCAAGCTCTGACTCAATATTCAGGCCAAAAACTTTCGCCCTTAATTCCGCTATGTGATTAAGTCCATTCAGGCGTTCACCGGGGCTTAATGGAACAGTCGCCGCAGCGCCTTCAATAGCCATTTGTTCCCCCGTTTTTTCGTAGATAGTTCTGCCAGCAATTCATCTTGTGAACGGCACGGATGCCAGCGTTTACCATCCTCACCCATGATCCAGCCGTGACCGTAGTGCATTGCCGGACTTTGTTTTACCAGCAGCGATGCAAATGATGGTTCTTTCGTCAGCATAAGCACCTCACAGCAAACCGAATGAAGCACCGAGGCCGGTTACAGTATCAACTGCACTTGCCATCGCAGGATTAACCTGTAAACGGGCCTGCAATGAAACAGCAGCTAACGCCATCAGTCGTGTAACAGAGTTAATGCTGCTGATAGCATCACGACGACCTGCACTGGTTTTTACATCGCCAGATACCGCACCTGCAGCAACACGCCCGATCTCTGCGGTTGCACTCATGACGTAATGTGGCAGTTTCTCTTTTGCCACCTCATTAATCGGTACACATGGCAGGCAGTGAATCTGTGCCAGAAAACCGTCTACCAGCGTTGAATCTTCCGTCAGATCGGTAAGTAGCCAGATATCTGGCGCATTGAGCTGATGCGGTTGATCTGGGTTGAGTTTGTTTCGCAGAGTCTGGACATTCATTCCTGAACGTTCTGCCAGCTTCGCCATATTGTGACGAAGTGCAAAAGCTCTACAGGCTTCATCAAAATGCGGGTGTTTGGAAATCTTATAATCAAACATGCTACCCCCTTAGAAAGTTCTCATAATTGAACTTACTTACCAACAATGACGCGGAAGTTGGAATGACCGAGGGATTCACGGACCTGATCGGTTTTGTACATTAAATAACGCAGGCTTACGCGGCCTTTGTTTTTTTCTTTCTTGACCATGTATTTAGCAAGCTGACCATGATGAATTTTTTGATACACAGAGCCGCGGGAGATACCTTCCCATTCCGCGAACTCTGCAGGCGTAGCCATCTCTTTTGGTACACGAATTGAAATATCAGTGCTCATAGTGCAGTATCTCCCGATTAAGGTTTGGTTTACGTCGTTTTATCTCGTTTTACTTGATTCAATATTTGATGCATCGAGATACTACGATCCAATATTTGATACGTCAACAGGATTAAAAAATGATACAGGTAAAGGTTGGAGAGAATACAGGGGGAAGAGAGGCTATCCATAGACTAATGGCAGCCTATGATTTCAAGTCCAGACAGCAACTTTGCGATCACTTAGGCGCATCAAAAAGCACCATGGCAAACAGATACTTAAGAGATAGTTTTCCTGCAGAGTGGGTGATTCAGTGCGCCTTGGAAACAGGAGTTTCTTTACTGTGGCTAACCACCGGACAGGGGGAGCCAGGTCCAAACATTGAACCTAAAAAAAATATCAATTCCGTGAACTCCAGCAAGGTTGTACCTCTTTCTGAACTAGTATCTCCTGAAATTGACAAGGCGACTCTCAACGGTGGTTTATTGGTCGATGCTGGAAAAGCAATCATTGATAGCAGCATACTCCCCTCAGACTCAAGCAACCTACTGCTGGTGACTACTTCTGGTGATTCTTATTTAATAGATCGCAACCAAACACCACCAGTAAATGGTATGTGGTTAGTCGATATTGACGGGATAAAAAGCATTGTTAAATTGACTCGACTTCCGGGAAACAAATTAGTAGTGCATCAGGATGATTCATCGTTTGAGTGTGGCCTAGATGACATTGAGGTAGTAGGCCGCGCACTGAAAATCATTAAGAGCCTTTGATATGACCATCAGAAAACAGCCGAACGGAAAATGGTTGTGTGAGTGCTATCCCAATGGACGCAATGGTAAGCGCGTGCGTAAGCAATTTGCTACGAAAGGCGAAGCCATTGCTTTTGAAAGCTTCACAATGGAAGAAGTGAATAAAAAACCGTGGTTGGGTGAAAAGGATGATCGGCGACGCCTATCAGAATTAATTGAGCTTTGGTATTCCCTGTATGGTCAGACACTCGCAGACCCCAAGCGCCTCATGGCGAAACTTAGAATTATCTGTAATGGTCTAGGCGACCCCATCGCCTCAGAACTGACAGCCGGTGACTTTACGAAATACCGCGAAGCACGGTTAAAAGGTGACGTTCGTAACGAAGACGGCACACTAATGTCGCCAGTAAAACCACGCACGGTGAATCTTGAGCAACGTAACCTATCATCGGTTTTCGGCACATTGAAAAAACTAGGCCACTGGTCAGCACCAAATCCTCTCGCCGGGCTGCCAACATTTAAAATCGCTGAGGGGGAACTGGCGTTCCTGACCTCGGAAGAAATTAAACGTCTGCTAGATGCCTGCGCTGATTCTCAAAACCCCAGTCTGCTTTTGATTGCAAAAATATGCCTGGCCACCGGCGCACGCTGGAGTGAAGCTGAAAACCTGCAGGGCCATCAGTTATCTAAATACCGCATCACTTATACCAAGACGAAGGGTAAGAAAAACCGCACCGTGCCGATATCTCAAGATCTGTATGACGAACTCCCCAAGAACAGAGGGAAGCTATTCACCCCGTGCAGAAAAGCCTTTGAACGAGCAGTAAAGCGAGCTGGCATCGAGCTGCCAGAGGGCCAATGCACTCACGTGCTACGTCATACATTCGCCAGCCATTTTATGATGAATGGCGGAAACATACTGGTGCTGCGCGATATTCTGGGCCATGCCGATATAAAAATGACGATGATTTACGCCCACTTTTCGCCCGATCACCTTGAAGATGCGGTAACTAAAAACCCTTTATGCAACTTAAGATAGAGTAACTTATGAAAACAAACTCAAACTATTTACAAATATAATATTCAGCAGGTTATCCATTCTCATTTAACTCTTCAGACTGAGTTTAGGTTTTATTTATAGAATAAGATAATTTTTACATCACAAAAAAACCTATAAGCCCTCATCTTTGTTGTATAAAAACATCAAAGATGCCACATTCAAAAATAGTAGAAAAGCATAGCATTGCAACATTAAAAAGAAACTAATAAAAAACAGTCATTAGAAAATGAAAAAAACAAAAACATTTTTTATCGAAGCTTCAGTCTGACTACTAGTTTGACTCTGCAATTAACTTTCAAGATGATCAATATTTATTGATCATCTTGAAGCTTACCTCAGGAAGGATGAGTATAATATTTCTACTCAAGGAGATATTCTAACTCATCTTTTATCGGGATAATTTGCTCATAAAGTCGGTGATATGACTTCCCAATTGCGCCTCTAAATTGTATTAACTTTGGTGGCTTACTACCTATATTAATAATATGGTCTTGAGCTATACCTGGGTAGGGATCAATAAATACAATTTCAGATATACCTAACTGATAAGCTTTTTTCGCACACAACTCACAGGGACTGGCAGTTGTATACAACTTCCCCCCCAGAACGCCAATACCACCATATTTTGCAAGTTGTAAAAATGCGTTTTCCTCAGCATGTAATGCACGTGTATGAACTTGATTACCTTTTTTCTCTTTATCAAGATCATTATGTATATCTTTAAAACAATAAGATAAGTTCCTGCCTCTATAAATATCACCAGTTTTATCTATCGCCCTAAAATTTAAGAGTTTCTCATTAGCTTTAATTCTGAAAGAACTATTATTTCTCTCATAATGACTGTACGTTTTTTCATCAAAATCGTTCATTAGGCCATCTAGAGATCTCATAGAGCAAGGAATCTGACCGTTGGCAACATCATTCCAACCAACTGATTTTATTGAATTATCACCATCAGTTACTACAGCTCCCACCTGTCTAGATATACAGCCAGAGTTTAATTTTACCGTATACGCAACTTGCATAACCCTTTCCATTGCAGTAGGTGTTATCAGACCAGGATGCTTCATCAGTGCGATGTACCACGCTAATTGTGCTTTTAAAATATTGTCATTATCAAATTCATTTTTTGGGTTAAAAATGTGTATATCTGATAGTTCAATACATTTAGTTACATTTGGATTGGTGAGATGTTTGTAAGAGTTATCACCTTTACCTGACTCTACAGAATCTATTTCCTCTATCTGCTTTTCTGAAAACTTATGTAGTTTCCGCAAATAGTTTGTTCGATGTTCATCTGGGGCATTTATTGACATTAAATGAAATGCAGAATATCTATCCTTAAAAAATTTTGCCTCATATGGATTTCTAATAGCATCTATGACAATTAATGCGTTATCTCTTTTGCTTTTTCTTATTAATTTAATAACCCTATTAATAGTTTCCGGCAAATGAAAAACAGATTTAGGCATAAACTCTTTATCTTCAAAATCGACTTCAATACGCCCACGACGTCTAATTGACTTACCTGCTAACTGATAGGCTGAAACATATAAATTTGAGTTTATCTCATTTAGTTCAGCTTTGAATTCTTTAGTAAATTTTCTAACTAACTTCAAAATTGATATAAATTTATTAATCGTTTTTTTATCAAACTTCAATTCACTATTATGATCAAGCAAATTCTCAATTACATTTTTAAATCTTGTCAAAATGAGATTATCTGAGAATACACCAAAAGTTAATACAATATCTAAATGCTCTTTACTGATAAATTTATTAGATGATAGAATGAATTCAGAAGCTTCCTCAACTGTTAACATCAGAAGATACGCTGAGATTAGGTCACTCACCTTAATTGAGTAAAAATTTTCCCAGTGATTTTCTGCGAATTTTTTAACTATATTATAACGATGGACATCCAATCCCTTGTAAAACCCCTGTAATTTACTTACATCAGGGAAGACTGTTTTTTCGTTTTCAAGAATATTAGCTGTTGTTGTGCAACCAGAACCAGTTCGACCTGTCAAACCGACTAAAATAAACTGCCCATTTTCAAGGAAAAGCTCACTAACGAATTTTTTTTCTTTCAT